TGGCGTCGCCTGAACAGCCTGTGGCTGCGACTGAAACTCCTGCTGTCGATGTTTCTGCTTACGAACAGCAAATTCAAGCGCTCCAGCAACGTGCATCTGAAGCTGAAGAAAAGTTTCAAGGCATTAAAGGCAAGTTAGACGAGGTCTACAAAAAACAAGACGATCAACGTAAAAAGACGTTGGAAGATCAAGGTCAATGGAAAGACCTTTGGGAGGAAGCCAACAAAACTGCTCAAGATAAGGAGCAAAAAATTGTTGAGTTGCAACGTCAGCTAGAAGATCTTCGGACTTCTAATGAAACTGCTGCAATGAAAAACTCTGCATTGTCAGCGATTAGTCAGGCTGGAGCAATCAACGCAGAGCAAATGCTGCAACTGGTTCAAAGCAACCTAAAAAAATCTGAGACTGGTGCAGTCAAAGTGCTTGATGGTGGTGTTGAGCAAGATCTTGGTGTTTACCTGGCCAAGTTAAAAAATCCTGGCTCAGGTTTTGAGCATCATTTCAAGCCAAGCACACAAGCTGGAATGGGAGCTAAGCCTTCGGTAGGCACTGCGGGTGCAGCAGGTGTCGCAAATCCTTGGCTAGACGGTAGTATTAACTTAACAAAGCAAATGGCTTTGGAAGCTACTGACCCTGATCTTGCAGCTGTGCTCAAGAGAGAGGCTGGTAAATAGTCCCTGTGGGACACCACTTCGAGTCTGTGACTTGAAACCCGCAAACGTTATCCCTGAATAAGAAATGGCCGCACCATTTCAGAATTATTCCGGCGGTGTCCTTCTAGCGGACATCGTAAAAAGGAATAATCTCAGCACTTATGTGTCTGAGGCTATTAAAGAGCGCAGTCTGTTCATCAAGTCTGGCGCTGTTGTTCGTAACGCTCTTCTCGATTCTCGTGAAGGCGGTACCCGCATTCAAGTCCCTGAGTTCAACCCCGTGTCTCCTACTGAGGAGATTATGAACGGAACTGCAACTTGGGGAACCAGTTCTGCCGGCTATCTGACTCCTCAGAAGATCGGTACTGGCACTCAAATTGCAACCATCTGCCATCGCGGTTTTGCGTATGCCGTAGATGACGTTGCAGTTTTGGCTGCTGGTGAAGATCCAATGCTTCACATTCGCAACCAACTGGCTGATGCCATCAACAAGCTGAACAGCGCACGTCTGTTCTCACAGCTTGCTGGCTTGTTTGGCACTGCTCTGTCTGGCAACGCTCTGGACAAAGGTAAGGCTGCTGCCTCTGGTGGTGCTGAAGCCAACTTCCTGACTGCTGCGACTGTTGCAGAAGCACGTTCCAAACTGGGTGAGCGTGGCGAAGAGCTGGACACTCTGATTGTTCACCCCTCCGTCGCTTACTACCTGTATCAGGTAGGAATGCTGACCTTCTCCACCTCTGCACTTGCTGCTTCTGGCGCGGTGACTTGGGGTGGCGGTGGCGTCGGTATTGGCGCTCGTGAAGTTGGTGAGTTTGCTGGTATGCGTGTGGTTGTTGACTCTGCAGTCAACACTGTCGCTCCTGGCACTTCTGGCCATCAGCGTGAGTTCTACTGCTATCTGGTTAAGTCCGGCACCATCCTTGAAGGTGTGCAGCAAGACCTGCGAATTGAAGCTGATCGCAACGTGCTCTCGAAGCAAGATGTGATTTCAGTGGATTATCACAGCACCTATCACGTGATGGGTACTAAGTGGTCTGATGCTGGTGACAACCCCACCAATGCCAACTTGGCAACGGCTAACAAGTGGGCTGCCACCTATGACATTGATCTGATCCCTATGGTTCAGCTCACTGTTAACAGTCCTCTGGACACCACCACCATCTGATCTTGATCAGAGCAAAGGCCCTACCATTAGGTGGGGCCACCTTATTTTTGCCTTATGGCTGCCACGATCAACGCCACACTCAAAAGCGCGACAGCCAACAGCTATGTGACGTTGGCAGAAGCTGATGCGTATTTTGAAACCGTTCCAAGCAGTACGCAGTGGGACAACAAGCAAGATGACAACAAAAATCGTGCATTGATTTCAGCAACAGGCTGGATTGACACGTTGGTTTTTTACGGTGATCGTTGCGATGCCGATCAAGCATTGAAGTGGCCTCGTAATAATTATCATGTCGATCGCGTCGAATTAACTTGTTCCGCGATTCCAAACGACATTAAAAAAGCTACATATTTACTAGCGTTTGAGCTTGCCAATGACACGGACGCGATTACAGGGACTACCGGCGATAAGGGGTTATACGAAGAGGTCAAACTCGGAGACCTCCAAGTCAAGTACAACACCGATAGCCAAGCTGTTGGAGCTGTCAATAACGTATTCGACGTTTACCCTTGGCTGCAGTCTTATCTTGGCGCTTATTGCCTTGGAGGTTCTGGCTCTTATCAAGTTCGTGTGGTGAGGGGTTGAGATGTCATTAGTAGACAGCACTTTCAAGTCAATTCCAAAAGCGTTGCTGGATGACTGGGGTCAGGACATAACGCTTGTTAAAACAGTGACACCGCGTACTTACGACCCATCAACAGGAGCTGTCACTGGTGCGGATACATCAGTGGTACTAAAAGGATTGATTTCCAATGTGTCTTCTAGGGAAAGCGAGGGGCTTTACCAAACGACTGACATTAAGGTAATTATTGGAGGCGATGAGTTGGGTTCTTATTATCCAACAGAAGCTGATCGCATTCAGTATTCGCAAGCTGGTGTCACAAGGGAAGCCAAGGTTTTAGATGTGTTGAGCTTTAGGGGTGAAGACCCCTTGCTTCACACAATTATTGCGAGGCCACAGTAATGGCAAAAGGCTCAAGTGGCTTTGACAGATTTCGTAGGGATATGGAATCGCTTGCTTTTTTAGGTGCCGTCAAAAGCGCTGAGCGTATTGTTAAAGAACTGCAGGAAGAAGGCCCTAGTTGGACAGGACGTTTTTCAAACTCCTGGCAAATTACAGGCCCTCAAGGTCAGCAAATTAAAGGAGATGGAGGCAGGGGCGAGCCTCGTCCGCTTAAGTTTTCTACCGGGCCATTCACTGGTCCGCAAGCTGTAAGCACTTTAATTCGCACTAAAATGACCAAAGACAAGGTTGTTTTTAAAATATCAAATTTTAGTCAATGGATGGGTTACGCCACTGACCAAGAGCAAGGCGTATTTTATCGTCCAACTGAGAAACCTGAAACACAATTAGGTCTCAGAAAATGGGAAGAATCTGGCCAAAATCGTTCTAAAAAGCCTGGTTACAGATGGGATATTTACGGAGGAGACTCGGGCGAAGCGTCTAGAACGGCTGAAAAAGATTGGTTCACCACCTACAACAACAGCGGTAAGCTAGATAAAGCTGTTGAAATTGAAATGGACATTTCTCTTCGCAAGCTATGAGATACCAAGCCGTTCGTGCTGCTGTCGAATCACCGCTCCAAACGGCATTTGGGGCATTAAGTCCAGCAGTGCCTGTTTTCTTTGACAACATTACTGCCGCTCCAGAGAACTCAACGACAGAGTACGTCAAGGTATCGGTTACTTTTGGATTAACAACCGAGCAGACTCTTGAAGGCAATTTAGATCGTATCCGTGGAAGTGTTGTTATCCGTGTTTACACAGAAAAAGGTAAAGGTCCAGCCAGAAATCAAACATTAGTAGACACAGCTGTTTCAACATTGTTGGCTTTAAGTTCTTCTGCCAGAGCAGCTACAGGTATTTATTTTCGACCTGGAGTAGTCAATGGACCTACTTTTTCAGTAACTGAACAGTCTCCACACATGATGGGACGGATTGATGCTGGCTTTATTGCCGAAGATCACGGTTAGATGTTTTGCTGGTAGCACGCTAAGCTGTATGTGTCCGGGTTTCGCCCGTAAGTCCACCATTCTCCGCATTACGAATGGCTACCGTCCTTTCGGGCACCTCTGGAGCCCTCTACTACAAACCCGCTGGTACATCTGGCACCTTCAAGGCTGCTGATGTCACTAATGCCAGCGACACCATCAAGGTTGGAACGTTTCTGAACTTCAAGGTAGACGACAAAGTTTCGTTTACTGCTGGTGGCGGCACCTTGCCTGGTGGCCTGTCTGAAGGAACTCCTGTTTTTATCAAGACGTACACAGCAGCTACTGGAGCAGCCACTTTTAGTGCAACTGCTGGTGGTTCAGTGTTGGCTTTAAGCAGTGACGGTACTGACGGCACTAGCGATTTCACAATTAAGTACACCGAATTTCAGTCGGTTGCAAACGTGAGGTCTTGGTCGTTTGAGGTAACTCGTGAAGAAATCGATGTAACCAGCATCGGTGGAACACTGGGTCAAACCGCTCCATTCCGTACTTTTATTTCAGGCTTTGCCGATGGTACGGGTTCTGCGGAAGTGTATTTCACTGACGATGACACTGGCATTTCTGCTCGTCTGATTGAAGACGTTACGCAGCGCAACCAAGTCGGTGCAACCTTCAAGCTGTATATGGACACTGTGCTGTCTTCTGGAACGCCAGACGACACCAAGAGTCGTTCAATTGAGCTTGAAGCGGTATTGACTTCTGCTAGTTATTCAGTCACTCCTGACGATGCTCAGGCTGTGTCGATTAACTTCCGTCCAACAACAGCACCGTCTTTCGACTTTGCTAAGAGCTAATAGTCGATTGTGGTGTAGGCTTATTTCAAGCCACGATTTTTGGTGATCGCGCGAATTAAGGCTCGCGTCCACCAATGCCCCCGGTTTTTCCGAGGGTCCGACCCCCTTAAGTGACAGATGAGTGGCAACGATAAAAGACCCCTGGCATTGTCGGGGGTCTTTTTAGTGCTATTCTAGTAAAACAATCAGTTGTAACTCATGGCATTACGCGCCATTGATCGTCTCAAAAAAGCTGCAAATTTAGATGCAACCAAGAAAGTAATCACCCTTTCAGATGGAAGCGAATTTGAGATGTGGGTGACGCCATTGACGATGGCAGAGCGTGAACGCGCTCAAAAACGCGCTGGGTCGGATGATGCCAATGCATTTGCGCTGCAGTTGCTGATTAGTAAAGCTCAGGACGATGCTGGTAAGGCACTGTTTATCGCTGGAGAAATCGACGTTTTGAAAAATGAAGTCAAGGATAAGGATCTGCAGGCTTTGATGCTGGCTATTTTGACTGACGATGAAGAAGAGGCAATCGACCCAAAATCTTAGGAGCCGAGCTTCGGAAGGATAATTGGCTCATGCTGCAGTTTGGCGTTGCCAAAGAGCTTGGCATGAGCTTATCGAAGCTACGGTCAACGATGACAGCAGAAGAGCTTGTGGGTTGGAGCGCATATTTTAAAATTTTGAACGAGGACCAAGAGGAGGAAATGCGTAAAGCTCGCCGTCGCAGGTAGAATGTGATCAGTTTTTGCGGACGGTCGTGGCTTATCAAAGCGAGATCGAGCTGCGCGTAAAAGTTTTAGATAAAGAGCTTAGAGACTTAGAGGGTCGGATTCAAAAAATAACAAATCCATTTAGCGCTTCTGGTGCTCGCGCAGGAGGGCGTGGAACACTTGCTGCAAAAGCAGCAGGTGTACGTGCGCAAAAAGCAGAGGCTAATTTAATCAAGCAATCTATAGAAGACTTAGATCGTCTTCGCGAAGCGAAGGCCCAAAAAACACAACAAACAAATTTAAAACGTGTTCGTTTTTTGCGAGATCAACGAATCAAAGCTGCGCGTGATGTAGCCAATGCAGAAAAAAAGCTTCGTGCAGAAAATTTCAAGGCAGAGAAAAAGGCTGTTGCAGAGCGTCAGAAATTAGAAAAAGCTGCTGCTACAAGACGATCTAAGAGGGCTCAAGGTATTGCCACTGGCTTTGGTTTTCCGCTGTTATTTGGCGGTGGACCACTGCAATCATTAGCTGGTGGTATCGGTGGAGCGTTTGGAGGTCTTGGCGGGTCGATTGCTGCGTCTGCAATTGTTTCTCAACTTGAAGGCTTCGCTCAAGCAGCGACTGAAACTGGCCAAGCGCTTAATTCTACGGGTGGTGCGCTTGATTTAATGCGTGAAAAATCGCTTTTTTCAAGTAAGGCAGTAGAAGAGCAGTCCGCTGTTTTAGAAGAGCAAGGAAAAGTTGCCGAGTTATCTGCGTTGTTGACTGGTGAGCTAGTCGACAAGATTGGCAACAGTGGTGTTGAGGCTTTGCAAAGCTTAGGCACTGAAACAGATGAAACAACACGTCTTTGGGCAGAGCTAACGCTCCAATTGCAAGCTCTTATTGCTGGGCCACTTCAAGGATTTTTGAGCCTTGTTAATGATTTTCTTGGGGGAATTACAAGTAGGGGTCGGTTAAGAGCTTTGCGAGAGGACTTAAAGGGGACTCAAGCTGGCAAAGAATTAGAAGCTAGGATTGAAGAAATTGCGCCATCAACGAAAATACTTAGGCAGGGTCAAGTAGATACCAGGCCGGGAGTGCCTACAAGCGATCAAGTAAAACAGCTTTTAACAGAGTTTACGCCTGCCCGTCCCGTTACGGCCACTATTCCTATTACGGCTGCAGATACTCGACGATTTGCTGTTAAGGGTCAAAAAGATACTGCAGGTGCAAAAGCAGCACGCGACGAAGAGCGTCTGCGGCAAAGGCTTGCAGCACTTGAATTGGAGCGGCAAAAAATTATTGAGATCTCTCGATTTAAAGATAAGATCACAGCAGCTGAAGCCGCTAATGATTCGCAACTTGCTATTCGTTTGCAAGGCGAGCAGAAGAAAGCTGAGATTGAAAGTAAGCGTTTAAAAGATCTTGTAAAGGCTACAGATCAACGTGAAATTGAAGCGATTAACATTAAGGCAGCGACTGAGCAGTTAGCGCAAACACGAGAAATTGAACGACAGCTTGGCGAAGATCAGCGTAAACGCCAAGAGCTTTTTGAAGACACAATTGAAGGTCTTAAGCATCAGCTTAAGATGGCAGAGGCCACCAGTCAGGCAGAGCGCGATCGCTTGAAGATTGCGAGAGAGCTGAAAAAGCTTGATGACAAAGATTTTTCACCCGATCAGCTGGATCAGGCTGGTGGCATCATGAAGCGTTTGGCTGTAGCACAACAGCCTTTGAATGCGTTTATTCGCAAAGCAACTGAAGATCTAATTAACCTGCAGCAAACTGCAGTTGAGGTTTCGCAGGGTATCGGCAACGCTATCGGCAATTCTTTAACAAGCGGTCTGCAAAGCCTTGTCACTGGAGCGAAAAGCGTCAAGGAAGTTTTTGCTGACATGCTGAAGAGTGTGGCTGATGTTTTGCTTAAAACTGCTGCAGAAATGATCGCTACATACATTGCGATTGGCATCGCTAAAGCGTTTGCTGGATTAGGTGGTGGTGGAGGAGGTGGTGGTGGCTTAGGTGGATTTGAAGGGACGTTTGGCACGTCACTTCAGACCACTGGATTTTTTGCCGAAGGTGGTTTTGTTGATCGTCCAACCAACGCTCTTATCGGCGAAGGAGGAGAGCCTGAATACGTTATTCCAGAGTCCAAAATGCGTGAAAGCATGGCGCGGTACTCGCAAGGCAATCGTGGAGCATCTGTTATTGCAGATAGCGGGGATAGCGAGACCTCAAGTGGCGGTGGAACGGCAGTTGCCACTCCAATTGATGTTCGTTACAGCGTTGAACGGATCAATAGCGTTGATTACGTCACTGCTGATCAGTTCCAGCGTGGAATGCAAAGTGCTGCAGCACAGGGTGCAAAACAGGGTGAGCAAAGTACGCTGAAGCGACTGCAAATGAGCGGTAGCACTCGTCGGAGGTTAGGACTATGAGTCAGTATTACTTCGGACATGCTCTAAGGATTCAAGAAAACGTTAATGGGGCGGTAACGACTACCTATCAGTTTCAAAATTTTAAAATTAGACAGAATTTTACTTATACCGGATCGGATGGAGTTAGTCGATCGTATGACTTTGCGCCTTTTGGGTTTTCAGGCGTCACTGTTAATAGATCGGGCGACGGGCTTGAAGCGACTCTTGTTTTTCCAAACAACAGCATTACGCGCTCATGGGCTGTAGATGCGATTGAGTTGAATTATGTGATGGAGGTTGATGTCTTGATTACTGATGAAAGCGCAGAGGAGTCAACCTTTATGACTGTGCATAACTACGCAGGCCAAGTCGTGGGCGGCCAGTGGGATAACACGTCCTTAAATATGCAGCTAGGCACTGTTTTGGATGCTGTTGGAACTGATGTGCCTAGGAGGTCACTGACGCGCCAGCTTGTAGGGAACTTGCCTTTGACTAATAATGTCCGATTGCGGTGATCTGATTGGAATGCCCTACCGATTAGGGGCTGACGGCAGTGACGGCCATATCGACTGCATTCACCTTTGCTACAAGGCATTGGAGCGGATGGACATTAAAGCGCCACCGTTTAAGCAGTCGTGGTATAGCGATAGCAAGTGGTCTATTTGTCGCGACTTAATGCGCTGGGGTTCTCGTGTCGAAAAGGCTGCGTATGATGGGGACATTCTGCTGTTAGCGCAGCAATCCTGGGCATTCGCAGTCACATGGCAAACGGGGATTCTCTACATAAGCCCAATGTCAAAGAAGGTGCAATGGTCTTCGGTCCGACTGTTTACGACGTACCACTGCTTCCGTACGAAAGAGAGCTGATAAAAACCATTGGGATTACTGAGGAAGAATATAAAGAATTTGCAGCTGAAGTTCGTCGTAGGGGCAATGTTCGCCCTGCAGAGTATGCTCACATTCCGGACGTTCGCAACGATGCTGTTGTAACTCCGCTTCTTATCAGTCTTGCTGTCGGTTTAGTCCTTACAGGTGTTTCGTATTTATTGACGCCAAAGCCAAAAATGCCTAGCGCGTCCGACCGCAAAGGTGGCGGAAGCGTTGATCTTGGCGACATCACCGGAACAAACCGCTTTACGCCTTCGCGTGGCTTTGAGACGTTATCTGAGCTGGCTGATTATGGCTCACCCGTCCCAATTATTTTTGGTCGTTACGATCAAACAGAAAAGATTGGCGGAATGCTTGTCACACCCAAATTGGTGTGGTCGCGAATGTTTAGTCATGGCACCTTGCAGCGCGCTGCCTTGCTTTATGTCGTTGGCGAGCAAGGGTTAGGGCTCGGGATTGATCCGCCAGAGTTAGGAGGTATCTTTCTCGGCAACAACGCTTTAGATGCTATTTTTGAAAACTTTTTTGCTTTTTACTGGGCAAAGAACAGCAAGGGTACGCCAAGGATTCGCGTTGAGGATTTGAAGTATGGAACGCGAGGGACCGTTGCCAGTGGTGATCCTGGGGCGGGGTTAAATTCTGCAAATGCTGAGGTTTTTGTCGCTCCAACACCAGACTCAACAAGAGACGTTGCGTTCTGTCAGGCATTCTCCCCGGCCAACAACACTCAATTTGGCGTATATGACGCGATTGCTAATGGAACGGCGTTTCGACTGAATTACGAAATCGTCAACATTTTCGACAAAACAGCTGAAGACGACGCTAAACGAGGACAAGCGTTATCACGCTTAAAAATTATTGGCGACAAGAATTACCAGAGAGATGACGACGTCAGAATGGGCAGTGATGACCATGTTGAGGAAATTTTCGACCAAAAGCATAGAGGCAGAGGTCGTAATTACAGCCCGCGCATGGGCATTTACAAGATCCAAAAAGGCAACACAGAATACACCATAACCAATAATCAGCTGGAAAGAACTATTAACCCTATTGCTGTTGGTGATAAGGTGTTTTTCAAAATTAGCGCCTCAAAAGTCAATAGTGATTTTTACTTTAAAGACGGCAAAGGCGAAAGCGTTGACGACATCAACAGCTCTGTCCAGGAGTTGCAGTTTCACGCAGACGATGCGCTTGTTTTGGGCGAGCAGTTTGAAATAGGTGGTTGCATCTTTAAGGTGATTGAAAGGCGCTTGGACAGGTTTGTGCCTGCCAACAGGGAGGATCAAGAAATTGTTTTGGAGTGCATTGAAAGTGCTTATGCTTTCTCTCAGCGAGTTGGGATGGTCAACTCTGACAAAGTAATTGCGCCAAAGGACGAATACATTGGAGACAGCTACCCGGGCAAAGACGAAGACAAAAACAACATCCAGGAAGACTTTTACCCTTTGATGAGGGTAGCGATTGGTCATGTTCGCAATAATCGTCCAGCCGTCACAACTGAAATTGGACTTAAAAGCACTGTCTTTCAGCAACTCAACGGGCTTTGCTCTTTTCCAAGCTTGCCGTCGCCAGATGAGATCCAAGATTATGACGAGTCCAGCGTCAACGTAAGAACTGGTCGAAATAGCTCATATATCGTCAGAACGTCTGTATTCCGCGTTTTCCTAAGAATTGCTGGCGACTCTGATGGCAAATTTCATGAGATTACGTCAGGAGACAGCTCCGTATTTTTTGCCGTAAGAGGTCGCCGCCCAATTGCTCAATATACGTTCATTCGATTTACCTTAGAAGAGCTTGAAGCAACGCCGCTTGAATTTAAATTTGTTCAAACTTCCGCGGCTAGCCTGCTCAGAGTGCCAGACGAACAAAAAATCTACGACATATCGCAAACTCAAGGAGCCAAGTCATTCAAGGCTACTCAAAGCATTAATGGCTTGGTAGGCGGTGGAATTGGTAGAATCAATCTTGCATTTCCAGGCGTAGAAGTTGAAAAGAAAAACATTGTTGATAATATTGAATTTTTTCGTGAAGGGCGTGAGCTAACCGAAAGTTCAACCACTGCCAGGCCGCAAGCTGCAGCAATTGTCACAAACCTGCCTGATCCTGGTGAATCAGGAGATTCGATTACGTTAGATTCAACGCTGACAAAATTAGCTGGTCAGCCTGGCAATGTAGGCAGTAGAGATACGGCTGGATTAACTGGCGCGTTTTTATATGAGATCGGGAAAAGCGCTGGGGTTTACGCGACAAACACTCCGCTAGGCAGCACGGTTAGCTTTAAAACGACTGAGTTTATAGACGGCGATCCAAAGAAGTGGGTTGTTTGTCAATGGCAATTAGAAGTTATTAAGCTAGAGGCAGATCATTTTGCAGTCGCAAATCAAGGCGGAAATCGCCGAGCTTGGTCAATTAAGAGAGTTAAAGTTCGTGGCTCTGGCATTAACTTTAGGCAAGGGGAGCAATTTAGGATTTTAAGAGGGCAGCGAAGCACTGAAGCGCATGGAACGCAATCAAATTATGGAAGTGACAATCCATATAGGGTCAAGGCTGGTGAAAGTAACTTACGCTGGAGCGGCAATGTATGGGTAGTGCCATCAGTCAGCCGTGTAGACCCTGTTGTTGGCAGAGCTCAAGGCTACAGACATGTGGTTTTTGGAGCGGCTACCAACTATTCGGTTGGTCACAGGCGAACAATAACAAGGACAAAAACCAAGCAGTCTGGATCAAAATCAATTGTTATTGAGCTGTCTTCTATTGTTAAAAGTCCGTCTGAAGATTATCCATTAGACGCTAGAAAAATCTGGGGTCCGTTGTCCGTAAAAGTCAAAACAAGCGACGTAAACACTACGACAAACTGGGAATTAGACGAAGTGTTTGACGATAAAGTAGTTATTAATTCAAGCAACCCGTTTCAAACTGTTTATGGCTTTTCGGGTCAAAAAGAGGTAGGAGTTCGTTTCCAGG